GAAGTACGGAATTTTAACCGACGGCGGCCAGTCCAACGCTCACATCCTGGACAATGAGTTCTGGTATATCAATACTGCGACTGGCGCTTATGCGATTTACGGCCAGACGTATACTAGCGAACCGGCGGGCTGGATTGTGGAAGGTAATAAATTCCATTCCAACCTTAACCATATCGTTTGTCGGATGCGTCAGAGCATCGTTCGAAATAACACTCTGGCGGCGGCGGGCTTGGCGGCTGACGGCAGCACTAGTGCCACGCTGACGGTCTTAGGACTGGATATTCACGGGGCGACTGGCGGCTGCAACATCGTGACGCGGAATGACCTAGCTGGGCTATATCACCAGGCCCACTATTACGGCGGCACGAATGACCAATGGAGCGGTAACTACTGCGCCGACAGGTCACACGCTACGCAGGTAGACGCGACGACCGGTATCAGTATCATCGCGCCGGCGGCTTAAGCGAGTCATGGGAGCGGGTATAAAAGCCCGCTCCCTTTCTTAAAGGAGGTCAGATATGACCGTACAATTAGTAGCTAACGAACAACGTCAAGTCGCCATAGATATCATCGCGCCGACCGCTCAAGCATCGACTAATGCGTATGCCGCTATCACAGGCGGGGATATCGACGCCAGGATGTGGAAAAGTCTCGGCATCACCATTGCTGTTATCACGAACAACATCAAATGGACGGTCTACGGGGCTAATGCCTCGGATTTCTCTGATGAGCAGGTTGTCCAGGTCGAGGCGACGGTTGCTGCGGCTGCAACGGGTACATATGTAACGGCTCAATCGGTCTATGCCTATTATCGAATCAAGATTGTCGATGCGTCCGGTGGTAGTCACGGGACGGTAACGATGAATGCTATCCAAAAGGGAGGCGTGTAATGAAGATTAAGATGAATAATTTGTCAGCAGGACCCGATGGTGTTATGCAGGCCGACGGGGTTTACGACGTTGAGCCTGAGAAAGCACAAGCGTTGGTCGACGCTGGGTTCGCGGTGAAGGTCGATGAAGTCAAGGCAATTCCTGTGATTGAGACGGCTACGATTTCAGCACCGGAGAATCAGGACTTGTTTGACAAACTGACGAAGTTAAAGGGCGGCTATTATGAGCTTCCTGATGGCAGCAAGGTCAAAGGAAAGGTCAAAGCCGCAAAAGCGTTGGTTGAGCTAGAGCAAGCGGATGATGCGACGGGAGACGAAGATGAAGAAAATCAAGATGCTGACGACGGGGCCGAATAAGAATTATCGCATCGGCCAGGTAATAGCGGTCGATAAAGCGCGGGCGGATTATCTTATCAAGACAAAGCAGGCCGTGGAGGTCAAATAGTGATTTATAAGGTTACGACCGAGCCGACATTAGAACCGGTGACGCTGGCTGAGGCTTGTTCGCATATGCGGGTAAACGTCGGCGACGATGATACTTACATCACTCGTCTGATAAAAGGCGCTCGTCAGTATACGGAAGACACGGCGACAGGTCGGGCCTTGATCACACAGACGCGAGATGGTTATATGGATGCGTTCCCGAATATCCGCTTCATCGAACTGCCCGGGCCTCCTCTGCAATCGACAGGTATGAGTGTCAAGTATAAGGACTCGGTCGGGGTCGAGGCGACTATGCCCTCAACGGACTATCTTGTGGACACGGTGACTGAACCGGGACGCATTGTCTTAAAGACCGGTAAGATATGGCCTTCTTTCACGCCGGAAGTGGCAAACGCCATCACTATCCGTTATATCTGCGGTTACGGAACGGCTGCGGCGAATGTGCCCGAACCCATAAGACAGGCGATGCTCATCCTTATCGCTCATATGTACGAGGCGCGAGAGATATTCGTACTAGGGACAAAATTGCTAGACGTGCCGATGAGTTATTGGGCCTTGCTGGCTGAGTTCAGGATGGATGGGTTCGGTAACTGATTATGCGAGCCGGTGAGTTAAGACGCAAGGTCACCATTCAGAATGCTACCATCACGCAGGATTCTTACGGTGCAAAGATCGAGACGTGGGGAACATTCGTCGCCGTGTGGGCGTCGATTGAGCCGATACACGGCCGGGAGTTCTTCGAGAGCGCGAAACTGAACGCTAACATCACTCATCGCATCAAGACCCGTTATGCCGCCGGCGTCACGCCGGATATGAGGGTTCTCTACGGGACTCGCTTATTCGACATCCAGTCGATAATCAACCGCGATGAGCGGAACCGTGAGCTGGAATTGATGTGCATGGAGATAATCAAGTGAGCGTCGAGATAATAGGTGAGAAGCTTTTGTTGGCTCAACTCGTAAAGCTAGAAGACGCGGTTCAGAAGGACTCGTTAGAGGAAGCTGCGTCTGCCGGTGCTACGGTCGTCGAAGAAGCGGCACAGGAGAATATATCTGAAGACACGGGCCGGGCTAAAGAAGGCATCCACCAAGAGACTTATTCTAAAGCTAAGACAAAGGTGGAGGTTGACGTAGCGCCGGAGAAAAAGGATTTCTATGCGAGATTCCTTGAATTCGGGACTAGCAAGATGAGCGCCAAACCTTTTATGCGTCCGGCCATCGACGACAACGAGGACAAGGTTGTAGAAGCGATTAAAACGACGCTCAAGGATAAGATTGAAAGCATCGGTGAGGGCGAATGAGTATCGAAGAGACGCTTTTTACCCGTTTGTCTACGCACGCAGGGTTAATCGCGCTCGTAGGTGCGCGTATCTATCCGCTCGTCGCGCCTGAAGGCGTCGCAAAGCCATTTGTCATCTATCAAAGGATATCGACGGGAGGTCCTCACACTATGGGTACCGACCCGCCTTTGGAGTCTCCACGTTTCCAGGTGTCGGCTTACGGAGATACCTATTCAAGCGCCAAAACAGTCGCTGTCCAGATTTTGGCGGCTCTGCAGGATTACACAAATGCGACTATTCAGCGTTCATTTTACGAGAATGCGACTGATATCTATGAGCCGGGGACGTTTCTATATCACATCCCGGCCGACTTTATCGTTTGGCATATCTAGGGAGGTGAGTACATGAGTGCATATGTCTTAAAAAACTGCAAGCTTTACGTCGGTGCTTTTAACCTGAGCGGCGACATGAACAAACTGGCCGTGGCTTCGAGTCGTGAGGCGAAAGACAAAACCTACTTCGGCTTATCGACCAAGATCAACGAGCCGGGTTTGTTTGAGAACGGTTTCGCGCATGAAGGCTTATGGCAGGCAGGCGATAGCCCGGACTTGGTAGACCATATCCTGATGGATAAGATGGGTATATCCGACCAGGTCATGACGGTATGCCCGACGGACGGCATACAAGGCGACCCGGCTTTCGTGATGAAGACACTACAAGCCAGTTACGCGCCGGGCGGGGCTGTCGGTGAGATGTTCGCTTTTAAGGTCGAAGGCAAGGGTGATGACTTGATCCGGGCGACCGTCATGGAGACCGGCGCTAAGACATCGACGTTCAACGGGACAGCTCAGAACCTCGGCGCGGTATCGGCCACTAAGAAACTCTATTGCGCGATGCACGTTGTAGCAGTATCGGGGACAAATCCTACGCTGAATGTCGTTATCGAAAGCGACGACGCGCAAGGGTTCGCATCACCGATTACGAGAGCAACATTCACTCAGGCGACCACTATAGGCGCTGAGATGTTGGCTGCAGTCGCCGGGCCGATCACGGATACGTGGTGGCGGGCGAAATGCACTATAGGTGGTACGGGCGGCCCGAGTTTCACCATCGTAATAACTGTCGGTATCCAGTAGCAAAAAGAACCAAGAAAAGAATATCTAAAGAGACTCTCAACGGGGTCTCTTTTTTGTTATCCAAGACACAAAACAAGGAGGTAAGGAAATGGCAACTTTTGTATTGAAGAACGCGTATGTCTTTTTGAACAGCGTGGATTTGAGCGACCATGTCAAACAGGTCGAGCTTCCGCTGGAAATGGTGGCGCAGGACGGTACGGCGATGAGTGCGACGACAAAGCACTCCATACCGGGACTCAAGGACGCGAAGATATCCATTACGTTCTTGCAGGATTTCGCGACGGGTAAAGTCGATGCGACGATTTTCCCGCTTTACACCGCCGGAACAGCTTTTGTGTTAGTCATCAGGCCTGACGCCGGAGTGATCGGCACGGCCAACCCAGCATTTACGATGACCGTATTCTGCAAGACCTATAACCCGGTGTCGGGTGCGGTCGGTTCTACGGCAGACGTCAAGGTTGATTTCGAGATTTCGTCTGGCGATGTAGTCCGCACAACTGCATAGGGAGGAATAAACAATGACCAAAACGCAATATCTGTCACGTGACGCCATCTTAGACGCTGACGACATCAAGACCGAAGATGTCGCCGTTCCTGAATGGGGCGGCACGGTCAAAATCAAGGCACTTATGGGTGTCGAGCGGGATAAATTCGAAGCCGACATGGTCAAGAGCAATAACAAGTACGACTTCGCAAACATCCGCGCCAAACTCGTCGCCATGAGCGTGGTCGACGCCGACGGCAATAGATTATTCACAGACCAAGATGTGGCCGCACTCGGCAATAAGAGCGCCGGCGCTTTGAACCGCGTCTTCGAAGTCGCTCAACGCTTGAGCGGATTGACGCAAGAGGACGTTGACGAGTTAGCAAAAAACTCAGAGAACGGCCCGGCAGATACTTCTACTTCCAGTTAGCTCGGGAGCTAGGGCTAACGGTAACGGAACTGCTAGGTCGGATTTCATCGGCTGAACTTACGGAATGGCAGGCATTTTTCAAGGTCGAAGAGGAACACCGCAAGGACGCTGAAGACGAGGCACGACTGAGTGCCGATGCGGAACGCAACGCTGGAGGGTAGATAAATCGCCACATTAGCTAGTTTAATTGTCAGGATCGGAGCGGACTCAAGCGCGTTCCAGGCTCAGATGGCCGGGGTCGCCGGCACGATGAAAACGACTAGTGCGACCTTTGCCACAGCGGGCAAGAGCATGAGCATGTACGTCAGTGCACCTCTTATCGCCATCGGGGCAATGGCTATCGCTGCATCTATGGACATCAAGAAGGCGTCTCGTGTCTTCGAGCAAGAACTCGGAGTAACGGGTCAGAGTCTGGATAATCTGATGGGTAGTTTCAAGCGTGTGTTTGCCACCGTCCCGGAGGGTACGAAACAGGTCGCCGAGACGATGACTCTACTCAAGCAACGCACCGATGCGACCGGCAAACCGCTTGAAGACTTGACCACGACGCTGCTGAACCTCGCCCGCATCCAAGGAACCGAAGTCGCGCCTCTGACCGATTCCGTGACCCGTGCTTTTGCTGGCTGGAACATCCCGGCCAAAGACATGAATAAGACCCTGAACGAGCTCTACACCATTAGCACGAAAACTGGCGTCGGTGTTCAACGTATGACCGATGCGACGGTCAAGTTCGGCGCTCCGATGAGGAGTCTTGGATTCTCATTCGAGCAGACGGCAGCGATGGTGGCTCAATTCGACAAAGCCGGCGCTAATACAGAGAAGACCATGATGGGTCTCCAGATGGGACTGGCCAGGATGGCCAAAGAAGGAGTTAAAGATCTCCCCGGTCATTTTGCCGAGCTGGTGAAGTCTATCAAGAATGCTGGATCTGCAGCTGAAGCAAACACTATTGCTGTTCAGGTGTTTGGCGCTCGGGCCGGTATTCAGATGGCCGACGCTATCAGGAC